TGACTATATCTTTAACTAATTCTTCTTTTTTATTCTTGTCTGTTTCAGATTGAATTAATCGTATAGCTTCTTCTGCATTTTGAATTTTAACTTCATTCAAAACGAAATCTGAAAATTTTAATATAAATTTGTTACTCATACAATTTCATATAATTATTTTAGCATAACAATTTATCAGACAATATATTGTGCAGCTTGAGGATTTTTAAGTTCAAAATGCATACCATCTTTACGATTCTTATAATGACCTCCCCAAAAGAATCCCCATTTAAGTGCAGATGGAACAAGTTCTCTCAATGATCCCTTTTCTCCAATAGCAGGTGGCGTTTGATACAGACCATTGTATTTTGTATTAATGTCAAATGCAACACCAAAAGCATGATTACTTAAAGTTGTTTTACTACCTCTTATAAATCTTGGGTTATACAAACCATTGAATGTTATAATTCTTGATAATAGTCCTAAATTTTCCCATTCTTGCCACAATCCAATAATTTGACGAGCAGCAAGTTTATGACATCTTTGTTGAGTTGAACGAGGATGTTGTATTTTAGCAAGTTGAGGTATAGTAATAGTGATTATATTATCTCTTTCAAAATTATTTGTGATAATTATACCATCACCTGAACCTTTGGGCTTATACTCAATCGGTCCGTATATTTTTTGAGCTTCTGATTGTGATAAGTAAGTTAATTGATCAGGTTTAGGTGGCCAATTATATTTATCTTCATATGCTTCTTTAGGTAAATTTGAAGGATTATATTTTATCGTTTTTGCAACATCTGTTTGAATTTTATATGTAGTAAATAAGTCAATGATACTTTTACCAACTGGTTGATTTACATCTACACTAACACCAAAAGTTTGAGCAAATGATTTTAGACCATTCATTGTTACCTGATCTAATTTCCCTGTCATATCATTGTTTTTAAGGAAACTTAATCCAACAAGAATAGTTTGTAGAGTTTTTACATCTTGACTTTCTTCGTTTAAATTCATTGACAAAGAGCCAGATAACAATTCATCAGAAAAATATTCTTTACTTACATATTGAACAATAGATTTAGTATCCTCGCTTTTTTTTGAATTGCGAAGTGCTTCAATAATCTGTTTTGGAGTTTCTAATTGAATTTGCATTATTACCTATTTTCTTTTAAAATATCTAATAACATTTTTGCGTAATTATCAAAAATAACTTTAAGATAAAAAGTAACTGCTTCTGATGTTTTACTCATAAAGAAATATTCGTTGGGTTTATCTTTATATGGTATAAATACTTTATTTAATAATTGATTTTTGAAAACATCATCAGGGCTTTCAATTAAATCCATAATGAGCAATGAGTTTCCTTCAATTATTTGTTTTTTATTTGAAGTTTTTAATACCTCCATCAATTCTTTTTGAATCTCATTAGGATTTGTAATAATTTGTTCAATTATTGTGGATTGTTCAAATAATTCTTTAAGGAAATTACTGCTATTATATTGACGACCTGCATCTCCCTTTGGTCCTCTTTTTTGTTCATCTTCTACATTAACAATTAAATCAGATTTAGGTTGAACAGATTTTTGTTCAGGTTCTGTTATTTCTTTAGGTGGTATCGCTTCTTTGGATGATGCTATTCCTTTGGAAGCATCTTCAACTTCAGATTTATTGCGATTCTCCATATAAAAATTAAAGAATGAATCTAATATTTTATTGCTATTGTTTATTATAGTACTCAATTCAAGACCAAGTGAGTATCCATCCTCACTTTCCATAAAGTAATAAAAATCATCTCTCTTTTCAGATTTCTTAATGAGTTTGTTAACTAATTCATTTCTTTCAATAACATCTGAACCATCAATAATTGCTTCATCAAGAAGTTTAATAATAAAATTAGAAATAATCCTTCTTGATTCATCATACGAGGATCTTGATAAAGGCCCATACACTCTTGTCAATTCAGGTTTTACTGATTGAGCATTTTTGGGCTTGTCTTTCATAAGTCTTATAATTGCTTCTGTTGTTTCTTTGACTATTTCTTCCTTTCTCTTTTGATTTTCTTCATCTGTAATCTCGTAAGGAATATCCACATTGATTATTATCTCATCAGATTTAGAAGTCTTTGTTGTTGGGGTTTCAGTCGTTGGAGTTTCTACAACATCGGTTGAAACATCTGAATCAACAGGCATTTCTTCTTTCGGTAGTTCAGTAGATAGTTCTTTCTCAATCTCTTTTGATGAATCAATCGCTTGATTTATTTCTTCGGGAGACATACTTTTTATTTCAGTTTCCCATGAATTCAATAATTGAATACGATTAAATGGTGGATTACCAAATACTACAACTGGACCCTCAATTCCAGAAACAGATATTTCAACAACATCCGCATTTTCAAATTTTTTACTTTTGAAAAGTTTTGAAAGTGTTTTTACAGGTATTTGTATATTTCTTGAAAGACTTGATAAAAATATTAAACCAGGTGTATCTGATGTTTTATCAAAATCAAAATAAGGGTATTTAACCAAAAATCGTGTCACTTGTACATAGGCATTATCCATATTAGATTCTACCGAATCTGCATCTGAATCACCGCTCAAATAATCAATGAAATCTGAAAATATAGATTCATTAAATAATCCTCCAGTTTTTCTCTTTCTTTTTGTTCTATAAGAACCATAACCATAATCTTGAAGATGACTTGAGAAAGCATTCAAATTGTAGTTTTGAGTGTACTTACCATATTCTTTACCAATTTTTTCAGATGGCAGAACAACTAAAACATCTCCACTCCAAACTTTTGAAGATATTCTTGTAATTTTAAGATTTTCAATGTTCATCTCTCTAATTACTTTCTTCAATTGCTTTTCACTCGCAACAATAGTTTGTGAAAGTTTTTCTAATGGACATAAACCAGGAAGACCTGTGCTTATTTCATATCCATATTGCTGATTATTTTTTAAGAATATTTGAATTCTCTCAAGAGTTTTCTTGTATTCCTTATTCTTTCTATCTTTCAAAAAGTCTAAAAAGGATTCATGTACATTAGAATATTTCATAGATTAAAATTATATTTCTTCGTGGCTAACAATAGCGAATTTAGATTCTCCAACTTCTTCAATAGGCATATTCTCTTCATTACTGATGAATCGAATTGAACTATCTTGCAATGTATATTTTCCAGCAGGGAATGAATTGTTCAAGTTGTTTTTGGTTGTATAACGAATAAGAACTTCAATTTCTTTAGCATTTTGTTTTCCTACAAGATTAGAAACAACTAAATTTATTTGTGCATATTCAATAGCAGGTCCAAAAATACCTAATGAAGCACCTGATAAAGGATTTGATGTGAATGTTTGACTATCTCCATAATCTCTATGTAGAGAAAGAATTTCCAACTTTACTTTATAGGGTTTCAAAACAACACTATTAAGATGTTTTTTGATTGTTTCTAAATCATCTTTCAATGGTTCGCCAGAAATCATCTTTGCTTCATTGACTTTCGTTTTTTTGTATTCTTCAAAAATTTTCATAAAATTGATTCTAATTTTTAGATAATCTATATATCAAAAAAACCCCAGACAATTCTGAGGTTATTTTGATTTATTTTTATACTTGTGGTTGTCCACTATCTTCACCGCCACCTTCTTCACTTGAAACTTCTTCATCACCAGGCTTATCCCCTGCTTTCTTTTCCTTTTCTTTAATCATAGACCTATTTTCTTGTAATTCTTCTCTTGTCAAATTCAAGAAGTTTTCCATAGCATAATCCAAGTCAAAATAAGAATCTTCCTTTGTTTTAGGAATATTAAGAAGTTCATTAATCGCAGCAATTCGTTTTTGCATAATTTCAACTTTTCTTTGAGTTTCAAAGCTATTATCACGATTAAATTTGATACCAATACTAGATTTAAAAAGGTGATCTCCGTGAAATTCTGGGAATTTCATCAAAATTTGCAAAAGAAGAGGCTTTAACATAATTTCTTGAAAACCAGAACGCAATCTATTTACGAAATTATGAAAACGAATTTCATCTCTTTGAATACCTTCTGCTGATAAAGATAGAGCAGAACCACCTTCAGCAAAACGACTCATAGGAATTTTAGATGCTCTTCTTAATTTAGATTCAAAGTATTTCAAGAAATCTGTACTTGATAAATCAAGAGTTTGACCTGCAATAACCTCAACATTCGGAGAATTTCCATCTTTTGACGGAAACATAAAATGTTTAAAGAATGGTATAGATGGTCTGCCGTTTACACTTAAAGTTCCATCTGCATCATTAAAGAATATTTCTTCTTTATAGTTATTCAAAATTTCAGAAAGTTCTTGTTTTGCTTTTTGAGGAGAATTACTACCGATTGGAATAGTCATTTTCAATCGCATCTGAGCATACATAATATGCCACATAACTTTTGAGTTCTCAATCAAACGGAGCAAATTCAAAGGTCTAACCAAACGCTCTACATAACTTACACGATCCATTTGCATATTTTGAGCATATGCAATATAAATAACAGTAGAATCATAGATTATCCTTTCCATATCATTACCTATCTTTTGAATCCATACTATGTATTCTTCACCATCATCACCTACCATTGTTGATAATTGCAATGTAGCTGGATCAAGTTTATTAAGAGCTATTACTTCTTTTCCATCTTCATCAGTAACAATTTCAAATGCCAAAAATCCATCTACAAGATATTGTCTAAAAAGATTCCACGCTTTTGTGTTATTATTGAATTCAAATTTTACATAAAGTTTTTTGAACTCTTCATGAATAGTGTCAACTATTTCTTCTTTCTTTTCTTCATTTAAGAATGATTCCAGTCCTTTTGTATCTGGATAACAAAACCAATTTTTTTCATCATAAACAATAGCTTCATCTGAAATTGTATCTAAAATTTCTACGATTTCATCATTAAGCGAAAATGAACGAAGAAAATCTCTCTTGGTAATATAATTTGAATCATAAACAGCTAACGCTTTTAATCCACCAATATCTTGAATAGCCATAGCAGAAAGCAATCGCTGATCCCATTGAGCCGATGTATAACCACCATACACAGAATGTCCAAGTGGTCCAGCACTACCTTGTGAAGTTTCTGTTTCACCAGCACCCTGCCTTCTTTGTATAATTAAATCATCATAATACATTCCAAATGATGACAATTTTCTTACATTGTCTGCTGGTCCTGATGTGAAACCATAAGTTTTGGCTCCGTCTTTTGATACAAATCCTGCCATATTATTCTCTTTTATTTATCAAAGTGATTGAATTTCTGAAATACTTTTATTTCCCAAAATTCCAAATGGAACTAACAATGGCAACCATTTCCAATCTTCATAATCTATTGGAATAACACTTCCCATTCTTAGTTTAGACCAAATATAAGATTCTCGTGTTTTTGTAACATTCAATCCCATATTTCCTATATATCCTTTTACAAATTCATTCAATCCTTCCATTGAAAATTGAGATAAATCTGATTTCTCTAATCTGGTTTTATTTTCATCAATATATCTTTGATAAAAATTATTTATAGCATCTACGAACATTGCTCTATTAGAGGAATTCCAATAATTTAGATTCAAACCAAAGAGCATCATATCAACATTTTTATAAGGCACGGCTTCCAAATGAAAAACTATTGGATATACATCATAATATCCTTTTTTAGGAACTGATTTATTATCGTTTATTGCAAAATAAATCTTACCTTTAGGAATAGAACTCGCTTGAGTATAAATTCTTTCTTTAAGAGGTCTTGTTTGCATAAAATACTTTTGTCTAAACCATTCCTGCAATTCTTCTCCTAATTCCTTACGAGCTTCAATTAAACCTTTCTTTAATGTTGTTATTGCTTCTGTATTCATAGATTTTTTACAATTATTGTTTTAAGGGAGAAAAATTAAATGGAGTATCCACTAATTCAAACTCATATCCATGAACACAATCTTTTCCTAAAAATGGTCTTGAAAATGAATCCTCAATCAATTCTTCCCATCTTCTTTCATTCTTATGTCCCCACCCTGAAACCTTTTTAAGAAGTTGTGCTTTTGTTCTTACCCATGAAAAATGATGAATATAGACATTATCCTGATATTTCACATTGAATAAACTTGTTACATTATCAATAACAGCGTGACCACCTCTATCATATTTTGTAAAGACATTTCTTTTATTTAGAACATTCCTTGCAACAATCATATGTGCTTGTTCTAAAGTTTTACTTCTATATTTGAAATCTCTGAAATACCAGTACATACTCAAAGAATAACTTTTATAGGAAGTCCAAAACTCATTGAAATTCTTTCTATATGAATTTAAAAACAAATCACCATCTATAATTTCATCAGAATCTATTTGCATAATGTAATCTGTTTTACATTTCTCAATCCCTATCCATCTTGAATAGCAATTCCAATAAAAATCAAATGGTATATTATCATGCCATTGGTATTCAAGAATATCAATGTTTTTATACTGAGAGCAAAATGATTTTAAGTTATCTATACTTTCCTTATTTTCAGGTTCCCCATTGTACAAATGGCTTGAAACTGATATGAAAATATTATTTGCAAATTTTTGACACTGGCGTATATTTTCTTCAATGAAAATTTCATCAAGAGTGCAATAAGGTATAACAACATCTATCATAGTTTATCTCGTAAATGGCCAATTCTCTTCTGTTAAGACTACATATTTCATGTTTCTATCAAGTGCCCACTTCATAGCGGCTATTTGCTTTGCTTTGTTTACATGATACATTTTTGTCAGTTCAGCATGTCGTATCAATTTTTTTTCAGTAACTCTACCCTCTAAAATAGGTTCTTTACTGATTTGATTGCTAGGTTTAATTTCTACAATATAACGATTTATTTTGTTTTCATTATCTAAAACCTCAATAAAAAAATCAACATTATAGATATGTTCTTTATGGTCAATAGGAGAAACATACTTTATTTTTACAGGTTCTGAACCCCATCTTATGATTTGTGGAGTCAAGTCGCAAAGAATCATAAACTTCCTTTCCCAAGATGAACGAAATATAACAACTCTTGGATCACCAGCATATTTTTCGGGATTATGAACTTTGTAGTAGCCTTGTACAAATGGACCCTTTGAGTTCGGTTTTAATTTCTTAATATCTCTCATAAAATATCGTTTTTCTGTTTTAGATATATATTCATTATATGTTTCACAATTATTTTTTATTATATGTCACAAAAAAGATTTCTTAGAGATGCCAAAAGTGTTTTTAAGGAAATACAAAAAGAATTAATAAGTCCAGAAGAAGAAGAGGTTTTCCAAAAGGTTGCCGAAAGGTTAAATGTTTCCTATGAATCTGATAAAATAAAAGAAGAGGAAGCAAATAAAAGAAAACCAAAGAAAAAAGCAGTTACATTAGATGAAGAAACTCTTACATTTGCAAATCAAACCCAATTGTTAAGAGCAATACTTTCAAATGATATGGCTAGAAGGGAGAGTTTGGGCGAATTCGTAAAAAACCTTATTAAAGAAGAATGGAAAAGGTTATTCTCAACATACGAAAACTTGAGAAAAGATATTGATAATGAATAACAAAGTAAATTCTGACTAATAATTTGATATATAGATAATATCAATTAAAATATATTTCACTATGAAAACATTTACACAAACAACTGAACAATTTCGTAAGCGAATCTATGAACAAGATGCCGATGCTGCGAAAGAACAAGCTGCAAAAAACTATTTAACTAAATTATATGAGTTCAACATTAATTCAATTACCGAACTCAATGAAGAAGAAATAGTTGAATTTATTCATGGACTCAAATCTTTAGAGAGATAATATGTTACAATTCATTCGACAAATTTTTAAGAAAAAGTCGAAACCACTAAAAACTATTGAAATAATTGATGATTTGGAAGATAATAGTCCAAAGATGCACAATTTTCAAGAATTTACAGATAAAAAGTATTGTACAATTTTAGAGAGAGTAAATTCAAAAAGCGATTGCAGTTATGATACCTTAAAAATTGCTTGGAGATGTCAAAATCGTATAAAACCTGGTGATTTAATCATATTGAATAGAAATGGAAATTTCAAAACTTTAAGACTTCTAAAAATCCTAAAAGAAGACCCTGACGAAAAAATAGGAATAGTTTCGACACTTAAATAAAAAGCCCATCAAATGATGGGCTTTTTTATTAGATATGTTTAACAATTAGGATATTGTTGCACCTAATACATTTGTCAAAATCCAAGTAGTTCCTGTCCAACGAAGTTGAACTGATTGATAATCATAAGGAGAATTACTGAAATTCACAGTCTCTGTTGTAAGATTAGCAATATTTATATTATCCAAATACACACCTGAAACTACGCCAGTTTTAACAATAATTTCAAGTGTTTGACCAGTTGTATTACCTACAGGTAATTCAAATGAAATTATATCTTTTGTTGTACCATTATATGTAGTAAAGTCAAGCAAAATTGAATGAACACCTGTAACTGCAAGAGTTGCTTGTGTTCCACTTACAGTCGCATATGATGCTGGATCTGCCGCTTCTATAAATGAATTACCAAAATCTTTACAAACAATTTCTCCATCTAAAACAAGTTTACCACTAATGTCTAATTTATTTGAAGCATTAGATAGTAATACATCACCACCTGTTACAGTAATTCCTGTTGAAGCTGTAATGGAAGTAGAAGTCAATCCACTTGTTCCACTTATAGATAAATTTCCACCAAATACACCAGATGCCTCACATGTAAAAAGGGTTGTAGATGTTGGATTTGAACCTCTTTCTACATAAGATGAAGTTGTTGTCAAAGCACCCGTAGATGAATTCAAATAACCTTCAATTGCATCAATAGATGTCTTTACTGCTGTAAAGTTGTTATTTATTATTGTTCTTGAAGCCGAAAATGAATTCGTAGCTAAAATTGTTTGTAATGTGATTGCCATATCTTTATTGGATTTTTATATTTATTCTATATATCTGTTCTGAAAAAATATTTTTTTATTGTTGAACGACAAACCAGCTATGTCCTGATTTTAAGTCTATATCATCGCATTTTTCATATGACCATTCAAGATTCGAAGAACTTGATGATGTCCATTTTTTTGACTGGATTAAAATAACTTTATAAGTGTTTTTAGAAATTACTTGGCTTGTCAAAAATTGATACTGAATATAAGGTTCAGTCTCATTATAGACATAAAGATATCCATTCAATTTTACACTTATTGACTCACTAAATGTCAAATTAAATGAAGAATCCTCATTTTTAGTAATATTTACTTTAGTATGAGGTTTTTTATATTCTTTTGGTTTTTCTTGAACTTGCGGATGCGAAGAAGAATCCTCAAGCAAACATTTTAGTAATACAAGATAAATAATAGCATCATTGATTCTTTCTTCAATAGGTTCAGATGTAGTGGAAGGCATTTCAGGGTTTTTACCTATTGCTCCTAATATTGACATGGCTTGTTTTCCAAAATATACACCCCACTTTTGAAAGGGAGTAAGTCCTAATACTTCCGCATCTTGACTTTTGAAATTTGATAAGGCATCAACATTTGTAGCATAATCTTTGGCTTTACCATATTGTAAATTCAAACAAGAATCAAATATTTCTTTGAATATTTCATTTTTTCTTTCGTGTATCATTTTCGTCTATATGGAATGTAAATAAAACTATTCTTCAAATATACATAATTTAATTGAAATCTCTCCATTTTTTTGAAAGAGCAAAATTATTATGTTTCTTAATATTTTTAACTGAATCTATTAGATAATTGATAAGTATTTCCATCATACTTAATAATGCCACTCTTTTTGTTTCTGCAACAAAGGTTGCACTTATACTCTTTTCAAGAACATTATTTCTATAATCAAAACCTATATTTTTGATTTCATTTTTTCTCGAAAGAGCAAAGTCCTTTAATGTGGGTCTTATGTCTCCATCTGTGACATCTAAATATTTTTCCCAAAATTGTGAATTAGATATTTCATCTCTCATAGTGTTGGTTCATTTGAATCTATATATCAATTATTCTTCTTCATCTAAAGAATCTTTAATTCCTAAATCAGCTAAATTTTCTATTCCTGACTTTTCATCTTCGTTAGAAATTTCAATTTCTATCGGAGGAACATATTCAATTATGTTCTTGCATATGAATTCATATAATTCATAAGGAATCTTTGATTCTTGTAATGCATTTGGCTGACCATTTTCATCTACATTATCTTTACCTATACAATTCTCTAATTCTTCTCTATAATTAACAGATATTTGATAAAGAATTGTTCTCATTGCACTTTGTCTTAGCATTTCTTCAATTTCATCAGGAATTATACCATCTTCAATTTTTATGGTATTTAACTTATCATCATCTAATTGCATCCATACATTAGATGGGACATTGTTCGGTGTTTCCATATTTTCCATAATTTTATGTTATGTTTGTAAAAAGCGTAAGTAATAAAATTCAGGTTTATATCCAACTTTCTCAAGAGCATACTCTTGTGTAAGATTTAACGATAATGTTTTATTTTTTTCTACAACATTGATATTTGTAGAATTATAGATAATTACAATACCAGGTGTTAAATCTTCTGAAACTTGAGAACTCACAATTAAACATAAAGAATCATTCTCTAAATAATTAGGTATAATTTCAACTTTAATTCTTTTATGATTAATTACTATATATTCTTCCTGAATATATTGTTCTAATTTTTGATAAATACTTTTAGATAAAAGAATATGTTTTAACCCTACATTATTCAATTCTTTAAGAACTGAATCACAATATTCCAATCTAAATTTAATTGCATCTGAATTGGTTAAATCAGAAATAGTAAAATTACCTATAGTTTGTTTTATTTGACCATATCCACCAGCAGTAATTCTGCCCATATCTGACATCAAATAAAGAACTTCTTTATTTAATTCTTTTATCATTTCATTGTGCAAAATAGTAACACCACTCTGAATAAGAAAATCTCTATCATTTGAAGATAACTCTTCTTCACTAAAATGAAGTGTTTTCTGAATTTTTTTATTAGTTTGAACAACAGAGTATAAATCTTCTTTTCTAAAATTTATAGTGTTTTTGAATAGATGCGGTATTATATTTTTTGTATGTATTCTTGCTGTTTGATGACCATCAAGATAATAATGAGCAACATTTTCAAAAGAACTCATTATTGGTCTTAATTTCAAAACATTTTCTTTATGTTTAGAAAAATACTCTGAAATCTTATTTGATATTTCTTTTATCATTCTGAAAGCGGATCAAATGTATAATTAACAAAGTTTTCTTTTTCTGGTTTATTTGTCCATAAATTCGCAGACCATCCAAATTCATCTGACCAAGCATCGTCTTCAACTCCCAATTCTAAAAATCTTTCATGAATTTGATAATCATATCTTTGTCTGACAAAACGAACAAGTCTTTGTATTTCTTGTCTTCTATAATTTTGAGTATTATCTCCACCAGCATTCATCCATTGAATATAACCAAGCTGAGCAATTCTGACGAATTTTGTTTTTAAGAATGTGCGAATAATAATTTCATAATCATCACAAACTCCGAGCATCGGGCTATGACCATTTATATCCTTATAAATATCAGCTCTCCAAGCCCGAATATGATTCGGAACGCCTACTATGTGTCGGATTGTTCTTGGATTTATATTACAACTGATGTGAGTCAAATATGACCTTCCTTTATACCAATCAACTTTATATGAGCCATAACCCATTGCAAAGCCCTCACCATATACAACGCATTTTCCATCTTCTTCATAAATTTCAGTACAATCTGTATAATAAAATCCTGCATCTGGAAATTTCTTATATGCTTGACTAATCCACTCTAATGAGTTTTCTGTCAATTCATCATCATGGTCAAGTTCAAGAACAATTTGTCCCTGACAAAGATTTGCCGCATAAAACTTTGTTTCTCCAACTCTACCGCTATTTTTTCTACCTCTAAATATCTTTACTCTATAATCCTTACTTGCCATTTCTTCAAGCATATTCCAAGTTTCATTATTATCATCGGAATCATCATAAATTATCCATTCCCAATTATTAAATGTTCCATTTTTAAGTGAATTATATGGTCTTTGGAGTTTTTCCCCAGTTCTATAAACAGGAGTAAAAATACTAATTAAAGGAACTGCATCTAAACGATTAACTGAAGCATTGATAAAAACTTTATATGCAGATTCACCTATATCTGTTGGATTTGCATTTTCATCAAAACTAATCCATTTTCTTCGTTCTTCATAAGGTAAATTATTCAAACCCTGCCATTCACTATCATCTCCTATTGAAACGATAACTTGTGGTCGCATTTCTGCAAATATTTCGTATAAATTATCATCATTAGTAAATCTTCTAATGTCAAAATCTAATGGTTCCCATGCACCAATATCTCGTGTTTTTATAGAAATAGTTTCTCCTTCTTTTTGAAAGAGTGCTAAAACTGGAAGTCCTCTTTTATTATCCATATTGATTTAAGATAAATGTGAAATTTTATGTGTTGTAATTATTGTAGAAAAATTAAGAAATTTGTTTGAAATTATAATACTTCTTCTGCTTGAGGTACTCCCCACTCTCTTCTTGTACAACGATATTTCGCTATAACTCTACCTAAACTTGTATCATAATATAATCTAAAACCCTCAACAATATAAAATCCACTCAAGAATCTATCAATAGTTATAGTTTGATTTCCCAAAGGTTCAGTTATATTCTGTTCATATTTTTTAATCTCATCTGCATTCATATATGGTCTATTTGTCTGTAAATTATTTATTAACATAATCATAATAGGAACTCTTTGCATTTTTATTATTGCAGGATTCCAAGCCCATAATTCAATATCCAAGTACATTTTTTCAAGTTCTTTATTATTTACATAATTTTGATATTGAGCAAGAGCAAAATTTTGATGAACATTACCATTTGGTAAAGAATATTGTATTCCATACCAATTATTTTTTAAGTGTTCCTTTTCAAT